CATAGTACTTTAACTCCGGGTAAGCCATATGGTTCCGATGTGGGATTTGTTTACACAAAACAACCAACAGTCAAACAGTTAAACAACAAGGAAAAATATCACCCTACAAACCGAGCAAAAAAACTAAATTAAACTTCTCTACGTTCAACATATTAGTTGACTTATTAATAATAATGTGTATCTTTACATTGGGTTAGATAACCAAACACGAGAACGGGTTATAACCGAACAATAAATTATTAATAACAAAAAAAGTAAACATGTCAAACATTTTAGACGCGGTTCTACAACAGTACGAATCAAACAAAATCGAGCCAAAATCAAACTCGAACAGAATGTCTCAAGACGAGAGACTTAAAAAGTATTTCACCACTATCTTACAGAAAGGTGAAAGAGAAGGTCAAAAAAGAGTACGTATCCTACCTACTGCAGATGGTACGTCACCATTCAAAGAAGTATGGTTCCACGAATGTCAAGTTGGTGGTAGATGGATGAAAATCTATGACCCAGGAAAGAACGAAGGTAAACGTTCACCATTAAATGAAGTTAACGAAGCGCTTATGATGACGGGTTCTGAGCAAGACAAAGTCTTGGCAAGACAGTACAAGTCACGTAAATTCTATATCGTTAAAGTAATCGACCAAGACAAGCCTGAAGATGGTGTTAAGTTTTGGAGATTCAAACACAACTACAAAGGTGATGGTATCTTAGACAAGATTATTCCAATTTGGAAAAACAAAGGAGACGTAACTGACCCAGCGATTGGTAGAGATTTAATCCTTTCACTTTCATTAGTAAAAGCACCAAACGGAAAAGAATATACTAACGTTGCGTCAATCATGTATGATGACCCAACACCTATTTCTACAGACGCGGCACAACAATCAGAGTGGACCGATAACGTTATGACGTGGGAAGATGTATATGCTAAGAAACCTGAAGAATATTTAGAGGCTATCGCTCAAGGTCACGAACCAAGATGGAGTTCAGATGCTGGTAAGTACGTATATGGAGACGGTGAGAACATCGTAGAAATTTCAGGAGGTACGTCTACAACCACAAAGGTTGAGACTACACCAACACAGGTAAAAATAGAAGATACTCAAGCGAACGCTAAGGTAGACGAAGACTTACCATTTTAATAAACACTAATCATATGGTACCGACATCCGTGTCGGTACCATATTATCACACAAACAAATATGGCATTAAAGAAAAAAGACTTTAGTAGTATTAAATCAAAATTCTCAAAACAGGCGAAGTTCAAGGCTGATAAGTTTTTTGATTTAGGACCATCCTTTTTAGATGCGACAGGATTACCAGGACCTGCTATGGGACACATCAATATGATGTTAGGACATTCAGATACAGGTAAGACGACGGCATTGGTAAAGTCAGCAGTAGACGCTCAGAAGAAGGGTATATTACCTGTGTTTGTAATTACTGAACAGAAATGGGATTTTCCACACGCAAAGTTGATGGGATTAGAAATTGAAGAGGTAGTTGATGAAGAAACAGGGGAAATTGAATATGATGGGTTTTTCTTATTCAATAACCACTTTGAGTATATTGAGCAAATTACAGATTATATCAATGAACTGTTAGATGCTCAAGCTAAAGGTGACTTACCATATGACTTACTTTTCCTTTGGGATTCAGTGGGTTCAGTACCATGTAAAATGACTTATGATGGTAAGGGTGGTAAACAACACAATGCTTCGGTATTGTCGGATAAAATTGGAATGGGTCTTAATCAAAGAATCTCAGGTTCTAGAAGAACAGATAGACCTCACACCAATACATTATTAGTGGTAAATCAACCATGGGTTGAGTTACCAGATAACCCATTTGGGCAACCAAAGATTAAAGCTAAGGGAGGGGAATCGTTATGGTTAAACTCAACATTAGTATTTTTATTTGGTAATCAAAAAGGTGCTGGAACAACTAAAATTTCAGCGGTTAAAGACAAAAGAAAGATAAGATTCGCGACAAGAACTAAAATCTCTATTATGAAAAACCACGTAAATGGTATGGGGTATGAAGATGGTAGAATTTTAGTAACCGCTCACGGTTTCTTACCTGGTAAGGACTCAGTGGAAGAGAAAAAATCTTTAGAGAAATACAAAGCAGATAACGCTCCTTATTGGAAGACGATGTTGGGTATTGAAGGAGAATTTGGACTTTCGGTGGACGGAGAGTAGAGAGAGTAAAAAGTATATATGGTTTAACCTTTCAAGGTATATAAATGAAAAACACGTTAGTAGTTGACGGAGACAACTTATTTAGAATAGGATTTTACGGAGTAAAGAACTTTTACACTAAAGGAAAGCATGTTGGAGCTATATACCATTTCTTAAATACGATTAAGAGACATATTCAGGCCCATAATTATAACAAGATAGTAGTATTTTGGGATGGGTCTGAAAACTCTTCGTTTAGGAAAAAACTATTCTTACATTATAAAGATAATCGTAAGAGTAGAAACTTATCAGAAGAACAACAAGAGTCTTATAACTTCCAAAGACAGAGAGTAAAACAATATTTAGAAGAATTATTTGTACGACAATCAGAATTTAATGTTTGTGAGGCAGATGATAATATTGCGTTTTATTGTCAAAATTCAGAAAACGAAACAAAGGTTATTTTCTCATCAGACAAAGACCTTACACAACTTATTAGTGACGATGTCAAAGTTTTTTCACCTACAAATTCATATATGTATGAATTGGGTGATAAGATTGAATTGAATAAAGTTGACATACCGACATATAACGTTGCACTTACAAAGATTTTTGTTGGAGATAAGAGTGATAATATTGATGGTATTCAGATGTTAGGTGAGAAGACATTCGTTAAACTATTCCCAAAAGTGTTAGACGAAGAGGTTAGTGTCGAGAACATTATTGAACAGGCGGAACGCATATTTTCTGACGATAAGAATAATAGGATAATAAACAACATTCTTACGGGTAAAACCAAGAGAGGTGTGTTTGGTGAAGAATTTTTAAATATTAACAAACAAATCGTTGATTTAAGCGTACCTTTGTTGACCGACGAGGCAAAAAATGATATACTTGAATTAGTGAACGAACCATTAGACCCGACAGGTAGGGGATGGCAGAACTTAATTAAAATGATGCACGAAGACGGGTTATTTCAGTTCTTACCTAAACGTGACGATGGTTGGACAGAGTTTTTCACGCCACTCTTAAAATTGGCGAGAACAGAGAAAGAAACATTTAGTAAAACAAACAAAAGAAGAAGACATGAAAGAAAAAAACGATAACTCAACAAAATTTGAGTTTCTATTAAAATTGAATGACAATATTGTATGTCAAAGATATTTTAATGTCAAAGGATTCAATTCTAAAACGTTAAAATCGTTAGAACTTCACAACGAAGTTGCCGATGTAGTCAATGAATTAAAAGAAACATTGAAGTACAAAACTAGTGACTATATGGCGGAAAACTACCACTTATTTTTAGATGGTGGTGACTTAGAAAAAGGGAATACTCAGAACGATTATTTCACTATTTCGATACGTAAGGACGATAGAGATGTAATTACTCGTTACTTTGAAGGTTCAATCTACCCACCTAAAGTTAGGTACACGGTAGACATCAGACCAACACTAAGAAGAATCTTAAAAAATTTCACCGACACATTGTCAGGAAAAAACGCAACAACAAACTATCTAACTTACAAACTTTAATAGTATTTATTTTAGGGTAGTTAATTAAACGAGTATATATGAAGGATAAAAATTTTGGATATTTAGGTCATAGTTTTCAGATATCTTTACTAAATAATTTAGTGGAAGATAAGAGATTTGCTACGAGCATCATTGATGTGATAGACCCAAAATATTTTGACAATCAATATTTTAAATTGATAGGTCAAATGGTGAAAGAGTACCACAGAAAATATGAAACTTCACCTTCATATGACGCACTTGAACAAATCGCGAGATTAGAGGTAACACAAGAAATGGCACAGAGAAATGTCATGGATATGATTAAGCAAGTCAAAACTCACGAATCCAAAGACCCATTATTCATTCAGGATAAGGCTACTAAATTCTGTAAACAACAGGAGTTGGGTAAAGCTATGGTTAAGGTTAAAGAAATAATGGACAAAGGGGACTTTGAAAATTACGAAAAGGCTGAAGGATATATTAGAGAAGCGTTACAAGTTGGTGAGAAAGATTTAGGAACACAAGACGTATTCGACCACTTAAGTACTGTTTTAGAAGATGACTATCGACATCCGATACCTATGGGTATT